CAACAGGCAAGTTAGTCCAGTAATACCTCTGTCGGTTTTGAGCACTAACTAATGCACTGTTAATTAAGATCGGTTCAACCCCCACTAAATCCGTAATCGCATCAAGATACTCTTTCTTCATGCGCACATTTTCGAGTAAAAAGTATTTTGGTTTACACTCTTCTAATAGCCTAATAAACTCAAAAAACAAAGCTGATCTGGGGTCGTCAAAGGCCAATTGTTTACCTGCAAAACTAAACCCTTGGCACGGTGATCCCGCCAGAAGTAAATCAATGTTTGGTAAATCTTTACCCTTTACGTTTTTAATATCGCCCAACTGAATAGTGTTTGGGTAGTTTTTCTGAGCAATCTTAATGGCGTACTTGTCAATCTCACTGGCATAATAGTTTTCTACTTTTATGCCGAGGCGGTCTAGCGCAATTTGGCCGCAACTCATACCGTCAAACAAACTCAACACATTCATTTTAAAACCTCCTTAATCCTTCTCTTTTTAAAAAACATTGATCTCATTATAACATGGTCGATGCTATCCTTCACAACCAATACTTGGGCAGTCACTTTATTATTCTGACCAATGCGGTGGCAGCGATCGACTGCTTGGTCCATCTCTCCGGGCACCCAACTGTTCTCTACAAACACTACATGACTGGCCGCAGTTAAGGTGAGTCCAGTGCCAGCAGCTTGTATCTGGCCGATAAAGACTTTGGTGTCTGCGTCTTTTTGAAACCGATCGACGTAGCGTTGGCGATCTGTTGAAGTAGTACCGCCATAGACTAGCACCGCACCTTCCTCTTTAAACGCTTCGTACAACCCTTCACATACTGCCTTGTGGTACGCAAACACCACAACCTTTTCAACGCCACTCGCCATTACATCTTTAATGTAACTAATGCTCTGTGGCAACTTAGCTTCTCCAAGCTCTCGACGGATAGTAGCCATCTCGCCAATAAGGTTGGCGTCGGGCTTCTCTAAAATCTTATTCACGTCAAACAATCCTTCCTGCTTGACTATCTTTTTAGTGTCTTTGGTTTGCTCCATGGGAATAATCTGCATCGTCTTGCTCGGTAGATCTGTAAGCACATCGGCCTTTAGTCGCCGGAGCATCACGGTGCGTTTGAGCCTGTAGTTTAACTCGTCGGTACAACTGGCTCCCTTAACATCAAAACCAAATGGCCCCTCTTTACCGTTACAAAACTTATACCCGTACTTTTTATAATTGTCGTATGGCTCAACCGCTTCTCGTTTTAAAAACCGAAGTATGCTATACAGCTCGATAGGCCGGTTAAGCATTGGGGTACCAGTAAGCATCAGCCGCCGGTTAGCGTTAGCCCCCAGTAGAAACGACGCCTTGGCCCGTTTGGACGTGGGGTTCTTAAGGTAATGCGCTTCATCATAGATCACCATATCGGGGGCCCATGCGCGTAACTGCTCATAGATATACCGTTTAGACACCAGATCGTAGTTAGCAATTACGACGTTGTTAGTAAATAGAATTTGTGTCTTGCCATTGGCTACTACTTGGGTGAGTAGGTTGTCCGACCATTGGTCAAATTGTTCCTGCCACATATACTTTAGTGATGCCGGACACAATACTAAAATGCGCCGGACGTCTATGTACCGCAAGGCCTCAATGGTTTGTACAGTTTTACCGAGGCCCTGCTCATCAGCAAGCAATAAATTTTTATTCGCTACGATTGTTTGGATGCCTTCTTTCTGGTAGTCGTATAAGAAATCTGGGAGGGTGAGCCGAGCGGGTGGCTGTAAAAGTTTATCCGCAAACATTTTGTTCCCAATCCCTGAAAGCTCTGCGGCTCTCATAGCTAATGCCCAGTCTTTAGTTTTCCAAGCCGTGTTTCCAGCGGACCACTTCATCCGGCATTGTTTAGGTATGTCTTTCTCCTCGCGACTGCAAGAATAAAAATACTCTTGCGTTAATGAGTCATAAGTTAAGGTTGGTTTAATCATTGCCGAACTCACTCTTTAATTCCTCACTCGCAAACGCTAACGCAAGGCCATTCTGCTTCAACGCTTCCAACACTACGTCACGATCAGCCTGCAATTCCTCACTCGCAAACGTTAACGCAAGGCCCTTCTGCTTCAACGCTTCCAACACTACTTCACGATCAGCCTGCAATTCTTCACTTGCATACTCCAACGCAAAACCACTCTTCCTCACGGCTGCCAGTGCCACCTCACGGTCGCCCTTTAATTCATCACTCACCCACCTTAACGCATGCCCAGTTTCCTTCACCGCTGCCAGTGCTACCTCTTTATCCTTCCGCAATTCCGCACTCGCATACTTCAACGCATGTCCATCCTGCTTTACCGCTTCCCCCACCACCTCACGATCATTTCTCAATTCCTTACTCGCATACTGCAACGCATACCCCTTATGCTTCACCGCTTCCAGAACTACCTCACGATCAGCACGCAACTCAACACTTACATAGTACAAGGCATGCCCGTTCTCTCGCACCGCTTCTAGCATTATCTCACGATCATTTCTCAATTCCTTACTCGCATGTCCCAACGCCAACCCATCCCACCTAACCGCTTCCAGTACCACTTCACGCTCAGCACGCAACTCAACACTCGCATATATCAACGCCGATGGCGCGTCATGCTTCACCGCTGCCATCACGACATCCCGATCACCCTTCAATTCCTCACTTGCATACTGCAACTCACTCCCATCTCGTCTCACAGCTTCCAACACTTCTTCTTTCGTACTGTTGTTATTAATCATTTTTTACCTCTTTAATTCCTAGCCAATCTTGGATAATGTTACGTTGGATTTGCCTACTTGCATAGTTAACTGCGGTCCAAGACTTACTTAAAGCTGCCCTAACCACATCTATATCATTCCTCAATTCCTCACTCGCATATTTCAACGCACGCCCACTCCTCAAGAGATTCCCATTGTAACCAACCGCTGCCAGCACCACCTCTTTGTCATTGCGTAATTCCTCACTCGCAAACTCCAACGCAAAGCTATTCGCCCTCACCGCTTCCATTACAACTTCTTTATCGCCACGCAACTCATTACTTGCATCCTGCAACGCACCCCCCCATTGCTTCACCGCCGCCATGACAACATCACGATCGTTCTTCAATTCATGGCTCGCATACTCCAACGCATATCCATCTTGCTTTACCGCTTCCATCACCACATCCCGATCAGCACGCAATTCCTTACTCGCATATTGCAACTCACGCCCATCCTGCTGCACAGCTTCCAACACTTCTGCCTTTGTACTGTTCTCATTAATCATTTTCTTTCTACTCCGCTACTTGTATTCTCGTGTTATCTATTTGCCGGATACGTTCCTGACACACATGAATAATTTTTTCATAATCCAGTCGTCGTTCACCCGGCTTGGTGCGTAATACACGTTTAACAATATCAGCGTCCCATGGGTTTAAATTGTACTCAAGCCAAATGTCCCATGGCTGTATTTTATATTTTGAATAGTCCGAGGCCCCAATGTTATGGTTTCTTATATCGTCACTCATCTTACAACGCTCTCACTGTTTCAAAGAATAAAAAGAATATAAATGTGAACGCATAGTACCATACAACTAACGCAACCGCCGCCAGTATTGTTCGTATCAAAACGTTGTAGCATACTCCGCCTAAGGTCTTATCGTTTTCGTCTAGGTTTGGACCGCAACACACAAACCACCAGGCCCCTATCAACGAACCCCAGTACACTGCACTAAATATAAGGGTTTGATAAAAACTTATTAGATCAATCATTTTTTACCTCCTGTTCCATACGCTCTATCGAAGACCCCAACATTGACAGCAACGACTTCAAACCCCGCTTAATCTCCGCCATAAGTACATCACGATCGCCTTGCTCTTCTTCCTTTGTACTGTTTTTATTAATCATTTTTTACCTCCAATCTTCACAAACCCATTATCACTGCGTTTATACTGCAACTTTAACAACGCGCGCTCCAGACGCTTTTGTTCCTTGACACTTAGATGTATTATGTCTCGACCTAAACCATCCCATACATCACTCAACTGAAACCCGTCTCTCACGCCTTTATTTAACCACTCTTGGATAACTCTTTCAAGCTCGTCCACTTCAATGCGGCTAGTCTGAGCCTTCTTGGCTTGCTCAATAGCTTCTGCCGATTGCAACACCAGTCCATTTTTTAACCCAGCGTACCGCTTTTTGTAAACAATCAAGGCCTCCGCATACAACTGCGGTAAGTCGTTGGTAAGCGTTGGCACGTCAATATCGTACACCTCCACTGGCCATATCCGGCGGTTACCCGTAACGCTATTCAAAAATTGGTTCTCGTTTGTTGTGCCCATAAACACACACTGGCGCGGAACGTCCTCGGTCAACTTTGCATACGCCAGTCGCGCTCGGTCAACCTCCCGAGATATAAACGCCTTAACACTCGCCACTGTATTCGACCGGCTCATGAACGCATTAAGCTCTGAATCCTCCACGATCAGCTTCCCTTTAATCTGCTGGATAGCATCACCAGTCTTGTTAATATCGCCCAACGAATCCGTGAACCAACTGTTAAACACCGACAATGCCTTAATCGCTGTTGACTTCCCTTGCTCCTCCGGGCCAACCAACACAACCATGTGATCATACTTGCAGCCCGGCTCATAAATCCGTTTAACAATCGCACACATCAACACCTCGCCAACCTCTCGATTAAACGCAGTATCATCAGCGTTGCAGTATTTTGGGAACAGCCCGCGTACCCGCTCCACACCGTCCCACGCTGGCAACTCACTAAACCACTTCTTTACCGGGTGAAAACTCTTCTCAAATCCAACAGTCCGAGCCGCTTGGTAAATCTGGTTAACCAACGGGTCAAACTCTATGTCGTTAAACAACGTCTTAATCGACAATAAATCGTCATCCGTCACCGCAATGCCATTGGGCATACAATCTGCTTTATCAAATGCGTGCCAACTACATGGCTCTAGCCACACCGTCTCACGACTCCACTCATTGTAGCCCAGCTTGCCCTTGAACTCTTTCATGTTCTTTAAAAATATGGCGCAGTTTCGGACACAAAAATTCTGAGCACTCACTGTGCCATGTTTGGTTTTGTGTAGCTTATCATGCCACGGGCACACCTCAGCAAACTGAGCGTCCGCTTGCTCTTGGGGAAGCACGTCATTAAGCCCTTGGCCCGGAGAACAGCCAGAATCTATGGGGCCTAGGGCTTTCAGTGCTTCCTCAACAGCATGGGAACCTATCTCATTTTGCCGAGTGCTCAATGCGCTCACAAGCGTTGTAGCCATTTCTTTAGTAGACAATGGCGGCACAAAACAATCCGCATCCGCCACAATACCGAGTACCACTTCGGGCGACAACCCTAAATCGTAGCCCCGACACGCCATTTTATACAACGCATTGTTACGCTCGCCCTCACCAACAACACCAAACTGTTTAATGTAGCCTGTCAACAGCAGCTTATCCGTTTTACTGTCCGTAAAATAACCAGTGCCTCCACAAACTTCCGCCTCTTTTTGCATTAATAGCAAATGCAGCCCTTCCGGTATCTCGACAATGTTTGAGAATTTGTTTTCGCCGCCATCCAGTTGGTACGTACCCGCCTCCGTTTCGCTATGGGGTATCAATACTTGGTGGCTGCCTCTCAAAAAGTCCAAACCTTCGTAAGCTGCCAAGTTTTTCTTGTAACTCACGCCGCTCTGGAAAATCTTGTAGTACAAATGCAAGCCCCCAGTCGGTGTGTGCACCATAACGCCTGCGTTAGACATAAAATCAAACCTAAGATCGTCGGCTAACCGTTGCAGGCCAACCATGCCGTTAATTTCTGAGCGCACGTCCACATCGATAACCATACAAGGCTCACGAATCACCCAGCCCGCTGAGCTGGTTGTGTAGTAGTTTGGGTCAAAGGCTTCTGGTAGCTCTAGCTTCGTCCAGTTTTTCACCATGGGTACCTTGCCCTTAAGCGGCATGGTTATAAGTCCATTGTCATAAAAAACTTTTGCAATTTTTAGTAATGCCTCACTGGGCTGTAATCGGGTCATTGGCTGTTCTCCTGATTTGATATTAATAAAGTAATCTAACTATAAACTACTTAGTCTTTCTTGTAAAGGTTTGTTTTTGTTTTTTGCCTACTCTCTTAATGCGCGCTCCCCATTATGGCTTGCAACACTATCGGGGCTTTTATCCCTCCGAAAAGCCAACCTAGGGGGCGGAGTTATTGCCCGATTATTCTGTTGATTCTGTTGATTCTGTTGATTCTGTTGATTCTGTTGATTCTGTTGAGCCTGCGCTCCATTTATCCTGTTCATTTCAAATACTCCTTCTTAATTACAATCTTTTGATACAACGCCGATTCTATATTATTTTTATAATCGCGTATAGTCTCCTCTACCCAGTCGCTTTCCTCTTGTGAAAGATTTATATTATTAACAAAAACGCTTTCAAGTCTTTGTGTTGCCTTACCCCCTACCGGTTGGTCGGCAAGCCAAGTATACCAATAAAGTTTTGCATGATTTAAAAGGGGGATTAAAATGTCTGGGTTTAAAATCAACCTCTTCTCAAGCTTTAATGCATTAACCCAATTGCTGCGAATACGGTCAGCAGCATTGCGAACGTCAGCTTTTAAGCTTTCGGGGGGGTATATAGCTTGATTATTTACATACACTGGGGCCAATGATTCCACCGAAAAGTTTGAGCGTGGCGTCCGGGGTGATCCTGGAGGGGTATTTGGGGGGCTGCTTGGCCAAGAAATGTTAGGTATCATATTTGTCCCCAACCCCTTGCTCCAATTTTGTTAGCATATCACCCATTAAGTCTCTAATTAGTAACATAAATTCTTGCTGATAGCAAGTCGATCCTACTATCTTTTCAGCCAGAATGGTGTCAATTTCTGTGTCGGCTTCATAAACTTGGGATACTACCATAGCCATGAATGCTGACAACGCCCATGTGACCGTCACGCCCTTGTCTTTGCAATACGCTTTAAATAGTCGTGCCACTACTTCTTCTGTTCTAAATGTTACCATGTGTTGTTTATTCATTATTTTTCCTCCTTGTCGAATATCTCAATATAGTCCGCCCAATACCATTGGTTTTCGTAGTCGGTATTGTCGGCTGTCCAATAATTATTTGCATGGTGAGGTTCACGAAACTTAATAAGTTTTATTTTTGCAAGCCAAAAATCCGATCCATCAAAATTGCGCAACCTTGGCACTGTGCCCGATTGCCAATACTCAAAGTAATCCTCAAACATATAAGACACCCCCGTGTTTTTAAAATCTGCGTTCTTAAGCGACGAACGCTCAAAATCAGCATCCGTAATTGTTGCGTTACTAAAATCTGCACGCCGTAGTATTGCCTCAGTAAAGTCCGCTTCCGTAAGGTTCACGTTACTAAAATTTGCACGCCGTAAGTCGGCGCGAAAAAAATCCGCACCCGATAAATCAGTAACCGCCTCGGGGTTGTCCTTCCGCCATTGGTTCCATGCCGGTACGTCTGTTTTTAATAACTCAATCATTTGGCTTTTATTCATTATTTTTTATCCTTGTTTTTACTTTTTGCCATGTCGCCCTTGGTTTTACTTTTTGCTCCGTGTTTTTAAACGCATGGTAAAGGGCGTATCCCAGCACCCAAAACGGCAACCAAAACCCCCTGCGCGACCAGTTATAATCCGGCACCGAAAAACACCGTCGTTCATGTATTCGTCCTCTGAACCGTCAAACTGAAAGGTAACACATTCGGGCCCGTCAAACTTAATTTTAAGCTCAAACACGTAAAAGGCCACAGTAGCAAGAATCTGAACAAACTCTTTATCTCTCGGTGCAAATAGGCTCGGTAAACCTATAATGCAAACCTGAACAGGCCCGTTCGTTATCTCATTTCTAATCACTGCAATACGTCCGCTTGGAACTTTATGTCGGAAAGAGTCTAAGTCCGGGAGAATCTCTTTATCAACATAAAAATGGCCAAGGGGTTCCCAATTCATTCCTATTTTTTCTTTTACACTATACGATATCATTATTTT